AACAATCACCTCGCCATCTCCATTGGCATACACATATTCAGAATCATACGGGCTATTAATGTTATATTGTGTTTTAGCTGGTTGATTATCCCGAACAATTTTTGGTGTCTGCTGGTCGAGATAGTCAGCAAACATCTCTTTTATTTCAGGCAGACGCATATTTTTAGCTTCCATGAGTATTTTAACAATACCCCCGATGCCCACATTGCCATTAAAGTCCTGACCCTTCATAAAGTTTCTGGACAATGGATCTATATTTATCTTCATAGAACTTCCTGGTTCACCGAAAATTGATCCTATATAGAAAGTATTGTGTGCGATTCGCCCAGACGGAAAGATATCTTGAAGTATGCGAATTTGTTCGTGTTTAGGAACACGATCAGATATCGTTTTTACTAGGTCATGTGCTGACATACTATATTTAGTGTTGTCAAAATTAATTACAGACATTATATTGTACCTCGTAAGCGTTTAGTTGATACTCGTTTTTACATAGTTGTTGATACATTTACCGCATAGTCTATCTCTCATGGCTATGCGGTATTTTTATTCCAACAAGTTTGATAGAAGTCACACATTTTGCAAAGATAAAAATCATCATTCTGTGCAATTCTTGGTAAAATCTCATTAGCTTTCGTTGCCTCTAAGATGTTTACTGCTTTATCACTTGTGGTTTGTGCTAGGTTTTGATTGAAGTCAATAAGCTCAATATATATTTCACTATTGTTCTTATTCATAACCGTGAACATACATGGGTTTTCAGTTAAATCCATGTAGGCTTGATACAAAGCTACTTGTGCTGCATAAACTGGATTTGTATTAGCTACCCCATTTTTGACAAACTCATTGAACTTTTTATCATTAGCTGACTTACATTCCCATAACATTGGGTATTTCATATTTAAGGGGCCACCTACTATAACACCATCAATGTGACCTCTTATCTCTCCTCCGCCAGTTTCAAAACCAAATTGTTCGTTATTTTTCTCTGTCTTTAACAAGAACCCACAATCTCTTATATACATTGCCATTAGGTCTTCTATCACATGACCCATTGCAAATATGCGTAAAGTCTTTGCGTTAAACTTTTTGTCAACGTCTGGTTTTATGCCCATATATCTATATTGTATTTTTCTACTACATTCATCTCCCAAAGAAGATGCTCCAAGATATTTTCTTTTAGGAATTTTATCTTGCTTTTCTAAAATACCACGATCAATTTCACGCAGTATGTCATCAGTAGGTTTTATAGTCGAAGTAGATATCTGTGAGATTTTGTTCCAGATAGACATCAGAAAGCCCCTCTTTGTCTGTGTGTAGCATAATTGCTAAAATTTCTTCTTCCTTTAAATCAGATAATTTTTTATCCCATCCTATTTTTGATATCACAGTAGCGATTTTTTGCATTGCATTCAATTTATTATCCTCTCTTGTTTGCCCTTAATTTCTATAGCTATTTCATATATTATACTTGAAGCCTCAAAATGTATTTCACTATATACTTGCGTAACTTTATCATTGTGTAATATTTCTTCTTCCAAGTAATTCATAAATTTTGTTTCAACTTCAATCTTATCACCAGGATTAGAAATCTGCATGATAGATTGATATCTTTCAACGTCCTCTTCCTCATCATTCATCAGTGCCATAAATATTTCAGCCCTCATTTTCTGTTTCCTTTATTGCTTTAAATATTTCAGCTACCACTTGCGGCACTATACTATTACCTAAAGATTTTAATCTATCTGTTCTGTCTTTTACGCCTATTTCTACTCTAGGTATATCTTCGGGTTCTACTTCCCATCCTTCAAAACTGTCCAGTTGCGAGGGTATCCCATCATCCACTCTACGAATCCAGGATTTAAGCTTCCTTTTTTCCACTCCTCTTCCGTATTCCCTCTTATGTCTGGATGATTCCCTAACATTTTTTGCATTTTCCCTTGAGGTCTTCCGCAAGCATCCTCGTTTGCTGTCGGTGTTGGAAACATCTTTTTGTGCTGATACTCCACTACTGCGTCCAACCTCGCTCCGTATTTCGTTCCTGTCGTGTTGCTCTGCCGAAACAGTTTTCCGTTCTCCTCTTTGATTGTTCCGCTTCCCCCTTTCCAATCCCTCGCACTCGGAGTTGGTAACATCTGAACTGAATCCGCTAAATTCAAGCTGTGACTGCTCTTGCCATCCTTGCTTAATCTGCGTCCTGTTTCCGTTAACTTCGCCTCTGGGTGTTCTATCTCCTGTGTTGTTGGTGTTGGCAATAGACCTGGATTGTCTCTCACCGCTTGATTCAGGGTGTATTGTGCGTGATGCCCACTCGGTCTGTTCTTTGTCCAATTCGGTTGCGTTCCCCTCGCTCCCATGTTCGCATCTGGTGTCGGCCATAGTGACATTGCTTTTTCGCTTACTTGTTCCCTCAAATTGCTCGGTCTGCTTCTGCCCTTGCGATGCCCCTCTGCCATTTTCTTCATGCTCTCTTCTGACCTCTGTGGAAGATAATCCATTGTGTTCGGAGTAGCCAATAATCCAGATTCTATCTCTTCGATGGGGTGCGTTTTTACTTGCAGCTGGAAGTACAATCGGTTGTACGGAGTAACCTTCGTTCTCCAGATCAGCTTGCACTTGCTCGAATAAAAGACCCCCTGCGATGTTAACAAGACCTGTAACATTTTCTCCAATGACCCACTTCGGTTTGCAACCTTGTATAATTCTAAACATTTCTGGCCAGAGCCAACGATCATCTGCATCTCCTCTTTGGACACCTGCAACGGATACGGGCTGGCATGGGAATCCTCCGCAAACGATGTCCACAATCCCTCTAAGCTCATCTGCATATTCAGCTAACTCCTTTACGTCATCTATTATAGGCACTTCAGGCCAATGTTTATTTAATATTTTCTGACAAAATTGATCTTGTTCACAAAATGCTACCGTTCTAAACCCACCTACTAGTTTCTCAGCCGCATAACTAAAACCACCTATGCCTGAAAATAGGTCTAACATTGTCAAGTCATTGTTCATTTACCAAGCTTTCTACAATGTTATTTATTTGAATACGATTCCAACAATAATTCAAGGTACAAGCAGCTCTATACTTAGTCCAACTAAAGTCAAAAGCATTTACTTGAATATTTTGTTTTGAAAGCATATCACGTTGTTTGTCTGACATTCTATCGTCTAACCAACGCCTTGTTTTTTTAGCACTTGCGCTATCTTCAGATTCTCTCATGAAATCATCTGCGGCAGAAATTGCTTGAACTTTTGTGCCTATGCTAATTGTTCTGCATCGCCCATGCTTTTTTCTAACAATGGCAACATGATTGTCTTCTATTTCTATTACCATAGCAAAGCCATTAAACCCTGTAGCAGCAACACATTTATTCGTGCCAAAAATATCAATCCATCTAAATGGGCTACGATCCATTAACTCAACTTCTGTCATACTAAAATCACTTATGGATTCATTGTCGCCATCTTTTTGAAATACATGACTGCAAAAAGGACACTCACGCACAGATAAAGGAACAAAGCTATCACACTCTGGACATTGCTTTTCTGGTGCAACTCCGCTTTGTAGTGTGCCATCAGCCCCATCAAGATTAACTGATTCGTCTAACGAACCATGTGTTAAAATGCTTGTACCAAAATCCAAAACCACACAATCTGTTTTGATAACATTTGGATATTCTTCTGGGTTTACCGTGCGTAAACCACGACCAATCATCTGAACCATCGTGCTTTTGTATGAACATGGTCTAGTCAGAACCACACAAGATACTGGCGGTGCATCAAATCCTTCTGTTAAAACTGCTACGTTAACGACAACTTGCACTAAACCATCGCTTAAACTTTTCAGTATTCTTTCACGATCAATTCTACTTGTTTCACCAGTTACAATATCGGAATTTACACCAGCTAATTTAAATTCATCACATAAATCCATTGCATGATTTATAGTGCTACAAAAAACTATAGTCTTTCGATCATGAGCATAAGACTGCCATTCTTCTACGACCTTCTTATTGATGGCTCTTTTGTTCATAATCTTTTCAACAGCATCCATATCGAAGTCTGTTATTGTTTTACGAACCTCGTTTAAGTCTCTTTGAACTCCCACATCAATAACATATGTCTTGGGTGGAACTAAGAACCCTTCATTAATTAACGTGCTAATTTCTATCTGAGTTGAGCAATTATTGAATATATCCTTCGAATCACCACGATTCGGTGTGGCTGTAAAGCCAACGATTTTTATGTTTTCGTTAGCTGTTTTTGCAGCGTTTATAATTCTTTGATATGTGTCAGCGACTGTATGATGAGCTTCATCGACTACAATCATATCCAACGATGGCATTTGTTCTAGATTGTTACTTCTAGATAAAGTTTGAACCATCGCAAAAACAGAATCACCATCCCAATTTTTATCTGTAGCATTGACAACGCTTGTGTTTATATCAGGATTTACCTTCTTAAACTTTGATATGTTTTGGTTAACTAATTCATCTCTATGCT